CAGGATTGCCGAAGTGGCAATAACAAACGCCGCCCCGGCGCTTGCGCCGAAAGCGAGAGCCCCGGCCTGAATGAAGCCCCACAGCAATCCAACCAATCTCAACGCATTGAATAGAGCGAACAACGACACACTTAAAATGGTAACCACCGCTGACAATGCTGTAAATGCGCTTGTCATCGATCCGAGCAGTCCCAATAGAATTAGGCCGCTGCCAGTAATCTCCACCCCGAACATACGGCTGATAACGGGCGCCACCAGGCTGGCCGCTTTATGCAGAGCCAGGAAAGCGGCCACGATGAGCAAAATCGTTGCGGGCAGATCCTTGCCGATGTCCTTGAGGGTAGCAACTAGTTCCGCCGCCCACGGAATATTTAAGATCGCCTGCTTGATGGTGTCGAATGCGGTGAGCGCGGCTTCACTGAATTGAGTCCAAAATCCCGCAAAATCACCGGATAATAAAAGCTTGAACGATTGCCCAATTTGCGCCAGCGCGCCGGGGATCAACGCCGCCGCCGTCTTTGCTCCCTCCTTTATCTGATCCCAGAACAGCACCACCAGCGCAACGAGCGGGATCAGGATCGGGCCAAAACCAACAAACAGCGAAATCAACGCCGTGAACGGCGACAGCACCAGGCCGATGCCTTTGAATGCAACTGCAAGAGCGACCGCAGCGACTGCCGCCGCTATGAAGAACGCCGCAACCTGGCTTTTCGTGACGCCCTCGAAATTCGCGGCGATCTGCTTGACGATACCCACGAGCGCCTCGCCCGCCGGCACCAGGAGATCGTTCCAAAGGCCAGCGAGTTGGTTGCCTACATCGATCAGAAACTTGAATAGAGTAGCGGCCGGCGTGTCGGCGAGCCCAGCCAGGAAACCCTTTTTCGACTCCTCGTTCAACCTGAGAAACATGCGCAACAGCTCGGTCGCGCCGTCGACCATATCCGTCAGCCATTTTGCCTTCGTCAAATTGGCACCCAGAAACAGCGAGCCGATCAGGTTTTTTGTGGCCCCGATCGCGCCGCTCAGATCCTCCCATGCCTTCTTGAGCTCTTTAGCAAGATTGGCCGAGTTGGCCGACATATCGCGGTGCAGCTTGCCGAGCTCCGACAACGACTTGCCCGTTTCGTCAATGGGTTTTGTAGTTGAGGTTAGAATCTTGATCGTTTCTTTCCAGTTATCGCCAAAGAGTTTCACACCGAGTTCAGCCTGCTTCGCGGCATCCTTCATATTATTGATGGCGATCGCAGCCTGCCGCATGATTTCAATCGTGTTGCCGCTTAGAATGGTCTCCCAACTGATGCCGAGCTGGCGCAGCGTCGACGCGGCTTCGCTGGACTTTTTTCTCGTATCGCTAAGCGTATCGTTCATCCGAATGATGGTGACGATGTTGTCGCCGACCTTGTGCGCCTCTTCGGTGACTCCGTCCCTGAGCTGAACAATCCCCTCTTTCGCATCGTTCGCCAGTTGGGAAATTTTGGATAATGATTTTGCAAAATCGTCGCTCGATAGGGACGAGTTCACGACCGCCTCGCGCAGTCTCACCCATTCCTCGGTCGTGATATGCAACTTCTCGGCCTGATCGACCAGCGCGGCGCCACTCTCGACCGCCCCCTTGGTCAGTGATGCGGCGATCGCCAAGGCGGCGGCCACAATGCCGGCAGCGGCGAGTTTGAAAGCGGTGGCGGCCGAAATGAGCTTGGCCCCGGCAGATTCTGCGGACGTGCTGATCTGCTGGTTGGCTTGCACGAACGAGCTTCCGACCTGCTGCGCCGCGGCGGCGGTCTTCTGCAAGCCGGTCGCGACATCCAAGGCCGACTTCGTCCCCTGGCTGCCAAAACCTATGACGCTTTCGGCCAGCGCCTTGAATTGATTCCCTAGTTGCGCACCGGCGGTGCTAAGATTGTTGAATGCCTGCTTGGTTTGATCGATGCGCGCCGGATCGATCTTGGTCTTCTCAGCCGCGTCCTGGATCTGCTTGAAGGATGCCTCGCCGGCCTTGCCGAGCGCTTCAAGCTGCTTCTTGATGTCATCGCCGCCCTCGAGGGTGATGCGCTGGCTTATCGTCTTGCTGGCCATCGATGATCAGCCCTTGATCCGTTTCTCGTAGAATTCGGTCATGTGCGCAGCCGCCTGCGCGAAGATGCGATAGAGATCGAATCGCTTGCGAATGCTGATCCGTTTCACACCGACGAACAGCGGCCCCAGCTTGCGATTGCCGGCGTCGAACAGCAACGGCGGTTTGCCGGCCACATTGACCGACACCAGCTTGCGGCCGTATTGGCGCGGCGAATGAACCGCCGCCGGCAGGTTCCGCTCGATCGGCAGCCACAGCAGTGGATGGCCCGCGATCGTTGCGCCGCTTTCGAACACGCCGGCAAACGGCGTCGTGTCAAAGATCAGCGCGGCCGGATCGCTGCCCTTGTTGGGAAAGAACTTCGATTTCAGGGCGGCTTGCCATAGTCCGGGAAAGCCGGCCGAGGCGATGTTCTTCCGGCCTAGCGCGACCGCCAGGGCGGCGGCGTCCTGCACCGCGCCGGCCCTGGCCTCGTCGACCTGGCTCGAGATTTCCTCGATCAGCGCCTTGATGGCCGATTCCTGCTGCGAAAAGACGAGTTTCATCTCATTTTGGCGTCAAAAAGCAATATGTGGCACGAAATGACAAGACGGCATTGGCGCGGCTCGGGTAGACGTTTGGTCCCATGAAACCCAGCCAACGCATCCACCCGTAACTCCTTGCTCGTATCGGCAAAAGGAAGGAAAAGTTGTTATGAAGAAGTTCGTTTTGGCGCTGGCCATCATAGCTGGCATTACAGCGCCGGCTTTTGCTGACGGACGTTCGTCGTCTGCCGTGAGGAAGTTCGAACGCGAGAATCCCCCCTCCGGCCCTCGCAGAGATTATGTGATTGACCACATAATTCCGCTCAGGAATGGCGGCACCAACGACCAAAAAAACCTTCAATGGCAGACGATACAAGATGCCAAGGAAAAAGACAGAATCGAGTGTGACGGGCATCGGTGCGGGCACTGATTGTTCTATCCGCCCAATTCCTTGAGCGTCTTCTCGATCGCCTTCTGATCGCCCTGCGCCGCGATGGCGGCGATGGTGAGATCGTTCGCCCGCTCCATGCGGTCGAGCTGCTCGCCGAGCTCGAGATAGGCCGCGACCTGGCGCGGCGTCAGCGTCATTGCAAAGTCGGGAGGGAATCCGCTTCGTCCGAGGGCGACGACGGCGAGGGCGATTTCCGCAAGCGGATTTTCACCGGCTTTGCTCCTTCGCCCGCCCCGCCGATGAGGCCCGTCAGTTCCTCGACGAAGGAGCCTATTCCGTTTGGGAATGTCAGCCCGAAGATGGCCTTGAGGAATTTCATCTGGTGCTCGGGCAGCAGCATGGCGGCGTGCTGCTCATAAGATTCGTCCGCGAGATGGCCGCACCCGGCCGCGATGATCGGCCCGACCGCCGCACCGCAGCCTTGGATGAGGCGCGGCAGGAAGCTGTCGCCCGAGCTGCCGCTGGCCAGCAATTTCAGTTCAGGAAACCGGGCCACGATGGATGCGATGGCGTCGACCGAAACGCCACGCACCTTGACCCGCAGGCCGTCGATCTTGACGACCTCCACCGCCGTCGACGGTGCAATGTCCAATAAGTCTGCCATGTTTTTGTCCTCACGACGACACGGTGTCATCCCGGATCGTCCAGACGCCGAAGTCGCCATCCGGTCCCTTCTGCACCTCGGCCTCGATCTCGATCACGGTGAAGTCATCCGCGTCCGTGATGAAGCTGAAATCGCCGGACGGAATGAATGAAACGGTGGCAAGGAAGTCGACCTGTTGGCCGACGTCGTTGGTGCCGACCACCTTGATGTCGCCGACGAACTCGGCCTTCGACAGGCCACTCAAAGTGATGTTGCCATCGCTATCGGTGCCCGTATCGGCCAGTGCGAAGAAGGCAAGATTGAGCCCGGTGATCTCGTCCAGCGTCACCTTGATGGTCGCGCCGACCTCGGTGATGGCGGTGAAGTCCTTGGTCTTGATACCCTCGCGGGACGAGAAGTGTTCTTTTTTGGTGACTGTCGGCGTGTAGATGAACTTCGGCGCGTTGCCGAGATCGGTAAAGGTCGAGCCGCCGACTTCCTTGAACGACACGATGCCTTTGCCGATGTGATAGTTTTGAACATTCGGTGACGTAGGCATGGCTTATAAGTCCTCTATTTTGAGTGCGTACTTGAACATGAATTGAGCGCGCAGCGCCCCCTGCAGCGAGCGGCCCCAGCCGAGGTCGGTCTGGCAACCGAGATAGCGAATTGCGCCGTTGCCATTCCGTCCCGTCTTGACGATCTGCTCGTTGAGCACGGTGTCGGTCGTTACCCGCTTGATCAGCTCCCGCCGCAAGGTGGTCAGATCGGAACCGACCTCGTCGGCCTGCTGTGCGATGATGATTTCCGGATGCATGCGAACCATGGTCGGCCGGTTGGCGGGGCGCATCGACAGGTCGGAGGCGTCGTCGGTTTCCTCGTCGCCGTCGAACACGAGCGCCGCCGGCAATTGGTCTTCCGGGATATCCACATTGTTACGCTGGGCCGATTTGATATTCGGAATACTCGCGACCACCACGAGCAGCCGGGCCAAGATATCTTC